GCGGCGTTTGGGCTCAGTATACTCCCTGTGAGCCACAGGGAACGCAAAAGTCACGCAGATAGCGTCAGCCGCGTCGGGCGATGCTAAACCACGCGCTTTCATGTCCTTTTTTGACTCTAGGAAGATTGTTCCACGTGAATCAGGCTTCATCATAGGCGAAATCAGGTCAGTTTTCAAGAACCGATCCTTCGGAATTGACGCAGATTTGAGCCATTCCTTCATTTTCCCCCACATTTCAGCCCGTTTGTTGCCATACATGATGGGTTGAGCTGACTTATTGCCGAAATTCACGCCTTTTACCTTGTACCGCTGCTCTTTCAGGCGGTCCACGATGCCTGCACCCAGCCCGCCCTCGTCGATCACGACCATTGCGGGCTTAAATTCCTCGATTGCCTCGATGATGTGTCCCACGACGGTCATCGTGTCGTCGCCGCGGTGCCTATCGATGCGCACAATGTCCCTGCCCTGACGGATAGCGATCACGGTAGCGTCCGCGCCGAAGCGCGCAGGGTCCACACCGATGATGATCGGGGCCGACAGGTCCTTGTACTTCTCGCGATTCATCGCATCGTCCACCACGCCGGATGATATGAACTGATCATCGCCTGCGTTGGGAAACTCGCCGTAGACCTCGACGTGTGCTTGAGATGAGTCAGCGCCATATTCGTCGATAATTTGCTGGTAGACCGCTTTGTCGGTACCTTCAACAGAGCGCGCGTCCACAACCTTTGTCTTCCAGAACTCCCTTTTGGAATGAAATGTCTCATAGAAGTACCCTGAGTTGCGCCGCGGGTTAGAAAACGCCAGCCAGAAACGGTTTGGTGTGTTCTCAGTGAAGAAGCCGCTGGTCACCGACCAGATGCCGTCGTCAATACCCGAGGCTTCGTCGAAAATCACCATCACACCGTCGAAGTTGTGCACACCCGCGTAAGCGTCGGGATTCTCAGCCGACCAGAGTCGGCCCTCGACACCCCAGTAGCGTGTGCCCTTCTTCAAGTCCCGCTCGACCAGCTCCGTGATCCACTTGGCCGGCATCAGACGTGTGGCTGAGACTTCAAACCAATGTGAGTTGAGTGACATTGCCAGCCACTTAGTAATCTCCGCCCATGTGACCGAGCGGAGCTGAGCTTCCGAGTTGGCCGAGATGATGGTCGTCGAGCCGATGCGGGTGGACAACATCCAGATCGTGAGCCAGCTGACGAGCGCGGACTTACCAATACCACGACCAGAACTCACCGCCTCACGCAGTGTGTCAAAGTCGATCTTGCCCTTGTTCTGCTTGATGTGCTCGGCGATGTCCGACAGCACTTCGCGCTGCCATTTGCGCGGTCCTTTGAAGTGCTCGAGTGGTGTGCCTGGTTGCGCCCACGGGAACGCGTACATGACGAACGCCAGTGGGTTGTCCTTGATCTGCGGCGCCCAGAGGCGCGCCATCAGTTCCTGTTCGTCTTCAGCCGAGTAGATTGTTGTTTGCATTATTTTCTCAGCTCTTGATTTAGTACTCGGTCGAACAGCACCAGTGCCCGCGCCTTGGAATGTATCTTCTTTGTGCTTTTCCAGTTGTCGTACCAGCCTTCAGACACATAAAGAGCTGCAAACAACAAGGCCATATGGTCTCTCATGCTTGCACCTGTCTGGCTGGGGCGGGTCGAGCTTCGAGCACTTCGGCTTCGATGAACTCGAGCGCGCGTTCGTTGGCGGCGGCTAGGGCGGACGTGATGCTGATGCGCTGGTCGACCTCGACGGAGATGGCCTGCTTGGCCACCCAGCCGTGTTGGTGCTTGAGGATCTCGAGCGCTGCCTTGGCGTCGCCTTCGCGGGCGGCTTTGTGCATGACTTGTGAGAGCTCGCGCTCGCCGTCCGCTCGGCCTTTCTGTTCGGCCATCTCGGCGACAGGGTCGAGGACGCACAACTGGCGGTATTCGGTTGGGAGCATGCCGGCGGCGAGGGCGAGTGAGTCGCCTTTAAGCCCGAGCTTGGCTGCGTCGTAGATGGCGTTGAGTCGCGCCTCGGTGGCTTTGACTTCGCGGATGGTGAGTGGGAGTGACTGGAACATTGGTTCTCCATGCCGTTGGCAAGTGGCTGGGAGTGTACAGTAATTTGGTGCCGGATGAAAGATTTGAACTCTCGACCTACCGCTTACAAGGCGGGTGCTCTACCCTTGAGCTAATCCGGCGTGGTGTTGGACATTGCGCTAGTCCTGTAGCTCCGATAAGAACTCTAGCGATGATGCCCAACGCGGTGGATTGTAAAGTTAAAACGCAAAGTTGAACACTTAAACCGTCAAGTAATCCTTGACAGTTCGTTTTGCAAAAAATAAAAAATTGTTCGTAAACGCTCCGTAGCTGTAGGCTCTTCGTCGTCGGCCCTGGGTACCCGCCATGCACTAAGGTGACCGCGCGGTCGGTCGGCTGGGTGCAGCGTGCCAGGTGCAGGCCGGCGACGTGGTGCGTCGGTGTGGGCCGCGCGGTCGGTCGGTGCGTGTTGGCCATTGGCTATTGTCTTTTAGTGTTGGCAATGTTGGCTATGTTGTCGCCGGTTAAAAGTCGGTGGCCATGTTGGCCAGGTGTTGGCAATGTTGGCTATTTATTTTCGGTCGTAAGTTTTTGTAAGGTTGGCCAGGTGTTGGCAATGTTGGCAATGTTGGCACTGGTTTTATGGCCGTAAGTTTTTGTAAGGTTGGCCACTGTGCATTCTTATCAAATTGATTTTGTTGGCAATGTTGGCTATGTTGGCACCCCTTTTTTGGTCGCCGCCAACTTCTACTATATACAGCTGTTGTATATATACAACACTTTTTTACATTTTTTCTTATGAACTAATTTAATGACAACATAGCCAACAAAAGGCAAAAACCTAGGTTTTATGCGGGCTGCAGCGTTGGCTATTTGCACCCACGTCGATAGCCAACACCGCGCCAACATAGCCAACAAAATATATTTGCAAAAAGATTGTTTACTGCAAGGAATTCTGTTACACTGTAGTTACTGCAAAGTCGCAGTGCAACTTTAAAAGGTGTTTTATGTTGAATTTTCTATCTCGCGCTATCGCCGCGCTAACTGTCGCCGCCGTGTTCGTCGCGTGCATGTTGTCCTACTTCGACGTGTTGGTGGCTTAATATGTTTATTGACGAAAACGACACGCCAGAAGCTATCGGCGAAGCTATCGCCCAACACTTTAGTTGGAATGGCACGGAAATAATCACCTGCATGTTGGCCGCGCTAACCGACGCCAATTTCCACACGTTGGCCGCTCAAATCGACGCGCTATATCAAGGGGATGCAAAATGAATTATTTTATTTATGATTGCCACGACAACGTCGTGGGAAATCCCAAGGGTTACCGCACTTTCCGCGGCGCCGCTAGCCAAGAAGCTAACCGTCGTTCGCCTGCGCGCCGTGCAATCGACGCTGCGTATTACGCACGCGAAGCGGCCGAAATAGCTGCAGGCGTGCCTAAGCACGAACAACGCCGCAACGTATGCAGCATTCGCCAGGAAAACGAATATTCTCTAAAAGTGAGCCAAGCATGAAAACACTGGGCTATATTGCATTCGAAGGCCCGTCGGTTATCGACGGCCGCCCCATTGTCGTCATTGTGAACAAACTCAACGGTTCACAGAATGAGAAAACCGGCGCCGACTTGGTGCAAACTTTCATTATTCGCGCCGACGTGGCACCCACGGACGCGCTCAAGACCGGCGACGACGCGTCAATCTGCGGCCAGTGCGTGCACCGACCATTACTGGCCAAAACAAACGGCCAGGCGCCGTGCTATGTAAACGTCGGCCGGTCGGTCCGCTCAGTTTATGAGGCCTACCGCCGCGGCCGGTACACGAAGGCCACGCCTGCAGAGCTGCGCGCGGTGCTGGCCGGCCGCAAGGTCCGCCTGGGCACGTACGGCGACCCAGCTGCAGCGCCCGTGGCCATGTGGGCCGAGATTCTCGCAGACACGGCCGGCCATGTGGGCTATTCGCACCAGTGGCAAGCCACGAATTTTGATCACGCCGCGTGGGCGCCCCTGGTCATGGCCAGTGCCGACACGGCCGACGAAGCTGCGCAGGCTAATCTTTTCGGCATGCGGGTGTTCCGCGTGTCGGTAGGCGTCGACCGCCAGGCCGGCGAAGTCACGTGTCCCGCGTCGGTCGAAGGCGGCCGCCGCGCGACATGTGATAAGTGCATGCTATGCGCAGGCACGTCGAAGGTGGCCCGCGATATTGTCATTGCCGACCACGCGGCCGGCCATAAGCGCCGCGTCATTATGTTAGGGGTTGCAGCATGAATGAATTTAAATTAAACGGCGTCACGTATGTGGCCGCGCGGCCGCCTTTTTCGGCCAGTGTAAATAAATGCACCGGCTGCGCGTTTCACGCCGACAAAAAACAGTGCACCCAGGTGCCAACATGCTTGGCCAGTTTACGGCCCGACTTTTCCGACGTTATTTATGAGGTGAAACAATGAAAGCAAAATACAAAGGCACCTGCGCGCGCACCGGCGCGCCTATTAACCCAGGTGATGAAATACGACTCGACGCCAACCGGCGCGCGTACCTGGTGGATGAAGACACGCCGCGCGAGTATCGCAGGCCGACCGGCCCGAAACCCCTGCACTACGTGAAAGGCCGCGGTTATGTTTAGCACTTACCTACGCCTGCGCGTGCATACCCACGCCGGCACGCGTGAAGTCATTCGCGCCCTATACGGCCGCATGCGGCCCGACGCACGCAGGCACACGCACCGCGCGGCCCGTCATTCAATCATTCGCGAAATGCTGGGCCACCACGCCCGCGCACAAAGGATTCACAGTGACTTATTTCAAAACTAAAGACCAGGCGCAGCGCATGGCCGACCAACTCAACTACACCGACACGCAGGGCTATAGCTACCGCGTGCAGGCTTCGCGCGGTGGCTTTTACGTCGCCGTATTTGATATCGACCAACATTTTCAAGGAAACATATGAAAATCACTTTTGCCAGCATTGCCGGCCTGCAGTACGTCACCGACGGCCGCCAACGATTCGAAGCGGTTTACATGGGACCAGGCAAAGCGCCCGAGATATACCGCGCAGGCACGGCCGACCTGGCCACGCTACCCGAAAAGGTAACCAAGGAAATCGCGCGCCGATTCGCAGAGATTCACGCCCAGGACCCCTACACCCAAGAGCTTTATTTAATGGAGGCTAAGCCATGCACAATCTAACCACCGCAGAACAGGAACGACTCGCCTACGCCGAAGGCTACACCGAGACGGCCGCCGTATTGGCCAGGCTAGACGACGCACACGCCGCCCTTGGCCGCGCGACGGCCGACCTGCTACACCTTGACGACCTGCAGGCAGAGCTCGACGACGTAAGCGACGAACGCGACGACGCCCTGGCCGCGTTGGACCCTTTGGGTTGCAAGCTGCACGACACGCGGGCCGAGCTGGAACTGACACGCGACAAGCTGAAAACCTACCGGTCGGCCTTGATGGCCATTGAGGCCGAAGTCCCTGCGCATATCCGGCAGTTTATTCGTGAGGTGCTCGCATGAAACTGTGGAAACTTATTCTCATCAACGTGGTGCTGACTCTGGCGGCTTACGGCTCGCTGGGCTACGCCATCAAACTTATCGTTGATAACGGCGGTCTAAAGGTGCTTTGGGAGGGTAAAAAATGATCGTCGCCATACTGATCGCGGCCATGCTGGCCATACTGTTAGGGCTGTGACATGTGGCCATTCCCACCATACCCCAACCCGAAAGACCAGGGCACCAAGGTGCCCCGATTTAACCCCAACAACCACGAGGATGCACCACTATGAGTAAAGAAGCAATGAATCTGGCGCTTGAGGCGTTGCAAGACGCTATTCTTGACTATTCGATGGGTAAAGGCGCTGTCATGCGACATACTAAAGCCATCAAAGCCCTAGAAGAAGCACTAGCCAAGCAAGAGCATGGTGAGCCTGTGGCGATAGTCGATGCAAACGATGATGGATATTGGGCCGACATTTTGCCAGATCGCACTGTAAAAGTAGGACAGCTTCTCTACACCAAACCACTACCAAAGCAAGAGCAGGGTGAGTCTGTGGCGCAATGTTGTTCAGCAGGAATAGCGCACGATTGCCATGCTGGTGATGGATGCCGAATTGTTGAACGAATCAAAACCGTCAACACCACACCACAACAACGCAAACCGCTGACGGATGAACAACTGATTGACCTGTGGCCTTCACTAATCATGCACCAGCATACATATGCATTTGCCAGAGCAATCGAAGCCGCCCACGGCATCAAATAAAAAAGGCCCCTATTGGGGCCCTTTTCTTATGTGCTTACCTTTTCACCCAGGCGCCGCAGCTCCGACTTACTCATGCCGGCCAACTCAGGCGCGCAGAAAATGTGCTTCTTGGTTGCATATTCTCTTGACCCTAAGCGGCCACAGTCGTGCCAACCGGCTTCCTTGAGCGCATGCATGAGCGCAGCGGGCACCAGCTTGACGCCAGGGGCTGCTTGGCCCTGCAGGCGGTCGCACAGTTGGTAAAACGGAGCGGCCACGACGCCCTCGCTGAAGTCACCCAAGCGGCGCGTGATGATGTCGACCAGGTACGACTCGCCCATGCTGCGCCCTTGCTCGACCATGATCATCTTGGCCTCGGTCATTGGAGGCGTGCCGCCAGGATTGAAGGCCGACACGTCGCGAGCATGCAGGTAGGCGGCCACGGCCGCAAAGCCGCCGCAGTTCTGGTACCAATTCCACAGCGCGACGGCGTCGGCCTCGGGCATGCGAGCGGCCTCGGCCCACAAGCAGAACCAGCGGCGGTCGTCTGATGGGATGCTGATCGCGGCCCGCTCGTTCGAGAAGGCCACCACCAGCACGCGGTTGAGCGCCATGTAAGGGTGCAGGCCCTTGCGCTGCACTGTGAGCAGCTCAGGCGGGGCGGCGATGATGGGCTTGAGGGTGTTCTCGAGCGCGCGACGGTCTTTGGCCTCTGATTGACGCAGCTCGGCGATTTCCATCACTTCGCACTCGAGCGCGTAGCCCCACTGCTGGGTCAATTCCTCGTTGCGCACCAGTGAGCAATTTGCCTTGGCGTTGCCACCGATGGCCCAGAAAAACGGCGCCATGAGGGTGTCTTTGCCCGAGCCTGGGTGGCCACCGATGAGCACGGCGTGGTTGATCTTGTGAGCGGGGTATTGGACCTTGTGGGCCATCACGTTGAGCAGGTGCTCACGCTCGAAGTCGGTCGGGACCATGCGGTGCAGGTGGTTGAGCCACATGGTGATGTCGCCGGCCACAGGTGTTGGGCGGGCATCACGCCAGCGGTTGCCATACACCAAGCCGTCACGGGCCACCAGCACGTCGGAGCCGGCCGCGTACGTCACGCCGACCAAGGACTTGGCGCCCTTGGCTTGGCGGTTTTCGTCAAAGCAGATCGACGCCTCGATGCGGCGCGGGGTCTTGCCACCACTGTGCACCGACACGCACTTGATGTGGCGGAATAGGGCGTTGAAGGTGCTTCGGCTGATCTCGCGGCGGTCGGCCAAGTCGAAGAAGGCCTCATCATCTTGCAGGTAAGCAAAACGCTCATACCAGCCGTCGCGCTCGATGCGGCCGAGCTCTTTGCGCTCCACCTCGGCGACGATTTGAGCGGCCACGTCGGGGAACTGCTCGTTAGGTTGCAACTTGCTGAGTGCTGACTCCATGGCGGTGGCCAGCAGCTCCTCGCGCAGGCCAGGTGTGTGCTTGGGGCCACCATTGGCGGCCACCCAGTCGAGGAACGTACCGCTGTCAAAGTCCACGCAGTGGCTGTGCAGACAGCAGAACGCGCGGTTGGCGGCCATGTAGCGGCCCTCGGGGTTGCCGTCGCTATGCTGGGCGTTGTTAGGGCAGATGATGCCGGCCCAGCCCTGCGGGTTAGGGCGAGTGAGCACCATGCCTTGATCGCTGAGCCATGCGAGCACGTCATCAGCGCCGTCGTCGGACAGGCGGATGGGGTTGATGGTGAGGCTGTCAGCCTCGGCCGGCACGACGTCCAGCGCCTGACAGATCTCGTCCAGCGTGTAGTCGCGCTCGGGGTGGAACTCGACAAGGCGGGACTTAAAAAGATCACGGCCAGGCTTGAGGTTGACCGAGCCAGGGATGCGAAAGTTGCGCACGGCGTTGATCGCGCCAGGGTCTGTGTAGCCGGCGTCAGCAATGGCCTTGATGGCCGCGGTGAACTGCGCCTTGGTGGGCTGCTCGCTGAAGGCGTAGCCCC